CTTTCTTATACTTATATTTCCTAAAACTGTTTCTACTTTTTTAGTACCAAGTAATTCCATACAGTCTTTTATATTGCTTTTTAATCTATCAAGAGTATTCTTTTTGACCCTTTTTAACTCTTGCAATCTTTTAATCTCTGAATCTATAGAGTTTATATCACTGTCAATGTTTAATATTACTGAAACTATCCTAGTGTTTTTATTTTGTATCTCTTGTTTTATTATTTCTTTTATTTCCTCTAGTTTTTCAGCTTCATTTCCTGTTGTTTCTGTTAAACCTTCTTCTATTTCTAATAAATCTGTAGTTAATTCATATAAAGTACTCATAATTTCCCTCCGTTTATGCTATAATTAGCTTAATTAAATTTTTTAATATTTATTTGAATTGAGCCTCACCCTAGGCTCTTTTCTTATATCTGCACATCTATAGGTCTATCTCTTTCAAGTTCTTCTTGTGTTATCATAAACTCCCTGAAATCAGTTGATGCTTCTAGCTCTATATCATGTTCCAACCCTTGTAATATATTTTGACTAGCAAATTTTACGGCTTCCCACCACATTAAACTACTATTGTTTTTTGTACCTTGCAATTTACTTATTTCTTTTTCAGCCTGTTTAATTTGACCCATTGCTATTAATCTAGCTGCTTCCATCTAAATACACCCCTTCACTTAATCTCTATTTTGTACTAATCCTACTAAACATATTGCAAATAAACCTACCATTATTAAAGCTGCCATTTTATTTCCTCCTAAGATAAAATTTTAATCTCATAATCACCATCTTGAATATCTTCTGTTATTAAGGCTTGATACTCCATACAGCCTCTACCTTCATCAAAGTATGCTAAATTTAATTCTTTTTCTGTTGCTACTACTACAATACAATCAATTTCAAAACCAAATCTTTCACAACTTATTCTTATCGCATTTCCCACTTTGAACTTCTCTAAATTAAATACCATATACAATTAGACCTCCTTATTTATTTTTAATTTACTTGGTAAATACAAGTTAACTAACTCTATATCTCTGTTGTATTTTCTAAGACCTTCAAAACTTGCTTTTATTTGCTTATCATTGCAAAACTGTATATAAGCTATTAGTACCTTTTACATTCAACTAAATCACCCCCTTTCTTGGCTTATAACAATATCTTTCTTTAAAATAAGCAACTGATACCCTGCCAGAAAAAGTCTTAAAACCTTCTTTTTCTAATTCTTTATTTAATTCTCCAATTATTTTATAAGCGGTTGCTTCACATACATCTAAAATCTTAGCTATATCTTTTGCCCTATAAAACAATTGTTCTTTAGCTACTGCTTTTGCCATACAATACACCTACTTTCAAAATATTCTGTATTTAATTTCTATCTTCCAACTAATTCGTCTAATGTAACATCTAAATAGTCAGCTAGTTTTATCAATGTATCTATAGTTGGATTTTTATTTTCTCCTCTTAAAATTGCATATAAATTTCCTGAATCTACGCCTATTTCTTTTGCTAATTTCCACGCTTTTAAATTTCTATCTCTTAAAATTTTATTTATGTTGTCATTAATTGCCATTATTTCCCTCCTTTGATATACTATATTTGTAGGATAAATCCTATAAATATATGATTAGGTGGTGATTTATGAATATCGGTAAAATAACTAAAATTGAAGCTACTTGTTTCGATTGTGGTACAAAAGTTACCATAACAGAATCTAAATTTAGGGAAGTTTGTGATAATGGGCTACCATGCCCTATGTGTAAAGAACACATATCAAATTCTAACTTTATAGCAGAACAGGCACTGCAATATAACCATGCTGTTAATAAGTTAGAAAAAGAATTAGATTCTTGTAAAAATATTCATATTTATTAATTTTATTTTGCTGGAGTACTTTGTTGCTCCAGTTTTTCATACTCAACTTCTTTTGTACATATGCAACATATTTTAGGCTTCAATCCTTTTTTAACTTCTACCTCATTATCAAACCCACAGTATGGACACTTGCAAAAATATTTTACTCTTGAATCGCTTATATTATTTTTCATGTATTTAACCTCCTAGTTAATAATTAATTAAAACAATATATTTCAAAATATTCTGTATTTAGTTTTCAAAATAACTCAACTGCTTGTATGGTCTCTCTGACTTTATAACTCTTATACAATCATCTATAATTTGTATTAAATTATTAGATGTATCGAAGTCTATGTCTTCCCACTTCTCAACTCCAAGAATTAGGAATAGCCTTGCTTTCACTTGGTTGTATTCTTTATTAGCTTTGTCTATATCCAGTCTATTCTTTATGTATTTAGAATACTGTTGTTTCTTAGAGCATGTTATCTTACACAACTTTTTATATTCTTTTATTGTTCCTTTTAAGTCTCCTATAGTTCCTGTAAGTTCTGTTATTACATGCTGTTGTGCTTGGTATTGACCTGTTTCTCTTATGCTTGGAAGCACTTCATCAAACACCCAACTCTCAAACTTTTCTGCATTTGGTAGATTTGAACCTACTATTAATCTATAAACATCACCCTCAGTTATCAAAGCAATCTTAATACCATTAATTTTAAACCCCTCGTGTTTCACTACCCCTTTGCAATGTCTTAAAATTGCATCATTAGTATTTTTATAACCTAATGACTTTGCAACATCTTTTCCTACAAAGTAAGGCTTATTATCAATCTCTGCCATTCTTATTTGTCCAAATTCCAATTTTTCAAATATCTGTAGATTATTCATATTTATTCCTCGCTTTCTACATTGAATTTATTTTCTTTTTTTATTTTCTCAATAAACTCCCAACATGCATCCACAATAATAGAATTTTTACTTTTTCCACATTCTTTGGCTATATTCTGTACATATTGATTTAATTTTGGGACGAGCCTTACTGTCATTCTTACTTTTTCCATTCTTATTCCTCCCTCCTTATGACACTGTTTTACTGTCTATAATCATTATATTATGACACTATTTTAGTGTCAAGACTTTTTTAAATATTTTTTGTATAATGTCATTAGGGAGGTGTCAAAATGACTACTATTACTGTAAGAATATATACACCATTAAATGAAAATTTAGAAAAAATTTCTTATCAAACAGGCATTCTCAAATCTTCGCTTATTCTATACGCTATTAATGATATTATTAGAAATTCAAAAGTTAATGAACTTCAATCAATCTCGTATAAAAGTGATGATACTGTTCGTTCTACTCTTAGGATTCCTGGTGTCCTAAAAGAGTTGCTAGAGAAAACAGCTAAAGAAAATAATTTATCAATCAATTCTCTAATAAATAATGTTGTGCATTCATTTTGCATATCGGATTGGTTAATTTATCTTTGATATATACAACCAACATGCAATTATTATAATAGATGTAATAGGCATTCCTATATCACTGCTTAAATCTATCAACGCTTTGTGCAAGTCTTCTGGTATACGAAGCGTTGTTTGCTCTCTTTGCATCTAATCACCTCTTTTGAATATTTTATATTTAACTTCCAAAGTGTTATTTTGATTTGGGGAGTTGGTATTTCACCTACCCCTTCTATTTATTATTTAAAAAAAGTATTACTAAATACAATTCCTAAAAAATAAAAAATTCCTATTAAAATTCCTCTAATGATTATTTCTTTTTCTTTATTTTTCATATACTTGCTCCTTTAAAATATTTTATATTTAGTTTTCAAGGTACAATTAAAACCTTATAGTTTACTATGATTTACAGTAAAATCAAAAAAAATTTCATTTATTGTTTTCCCTGTTTCGAGCGAGATTTTATGCGCTATTTCTAAACTCGGATTAACCTTACCGTTTTCTATTCTAGATAAATACGGTCTTGATATACCTATCTTATCAGCGAATTTTTTTTGTGATATTCTAGATTCTTTTCTAATATATTGTAAATTATTTTTTATATTAATCCCTCCTAACTTTATTTATAACCTTTTTGTTAATCATAGTATACGTCTTTTTTTTACTCTTGTCAATTATTTTTTACTAAATTTTTATTTTTGTTAACAATAGTTTACATTTTTCTGATATAATTAAGTCAACTATTACTTAGATGAGGTGTGAAATTATGCAAACATTAGCAGAAATTATTAAAGAATATAGAAGTGAACATAACTTATCTCTTAGAGAATTTTCTAATCTTTGTGGTGTGAGCCATACATATATAGATAAGATAGAAAAAAACAGAGACCCAAGGAATGGTAAAGCTGTTGAACCTACTTTAGATATGCTTGAAAAAATGAGTTTTGGATTAAATTTAACTTTAAAGGAGCTATTAACTAAATTAGGTAAAATACAACCTAACACTCAACAAGATGATGAATTATTAAAAAAAGTTAACTCAAAAGAAGATAATGAAGTTAACGAACTAATAAATAGATTAGCATCTTTAGATTCAGATGATAAAAATGCAATAAAAAAAATGATAGATAATGCTTATTATAAAGCAGTTAATACTAAGAAAGAATAAAAGAGCTAAAGCCCTTTTATTCTTTCTTTTCATTTAGATTATAAATTTCATTTATTTTAGCTCTTATTTTTTTATACTCTTCTGAATTATTTTTCAATACTTCTTTTAACTTACTGACATATAAACTCATATTTTCATTCTCATTCAAATAAACCATCCCCTGTAAAGTATTTTTCTATCCCACCAACCGAACATACGTTCTTAAAAATGATAATGATTTCCCTCTAGAATCTATCTTTCCTCCTTATTACTTTTATTTGTTTATCTATTTCAGCACTATTTTTATAGTGCTTTGAAAGTGCTTTTCTTACTTACATTTTAACACATTTTTCCACCAAAAAATGTTCTAATGAGGAACATTTTTTACAAGAAATTACACAAACTATTAATTATAAAAATGTCATAAAAATAATTAAAAGGTGGATTTTAATAAATGTTGAAAAAATTAAGAAAAAAGAAAAGAATGACACAACTAGAATTAGCAGAAAAAATGAGACGTAACAGAAGTTATATATCAAAACTAGAAAATCAAGAGTACAAAGATATAGGTATATCTACGATATTAGACTTATCTATAGCACTAGAAGAAGACTTCTTAGAACTGTGTAAATATTACAAGCTTCAAGAAATAAAAAGAAGAGGAAAATAAAACAATTATTTAGATAGCATATCTAACATGTTATAATTATTGTAATATTAAAATGACATAATTGGGGGTGTCTAAAATGCCTGCTTACAAAGACGAACAAAGAAAAAGTTGGTATGCTAGCTTTTATTTTACAGACTTCGATGGGGATAGGAAAAAGAAAATTAAGAGAGGTTTTAAAACTAAAAAAGAAGCTCTAGAGTTTGAAAGAGAATTTTTGAATAAATCTAAAATGAGTACTGATATGAGTTTTGAAAGTCTCATAGAAGAATACATGCACGATATGTCTTCTAGATTAAAATTATCTACATTAGAAACTAAAAAGTATTTAATAAACTTTAGAATTTTACCTTTTTTTAAAAGTCTAAAAATAAATGAAATTACTGCAACACATATAAGAAGATGGCAAAACGAATTATTAAAAAGTGATTATAGCCAAACATATATTAAAACGATAAACAACCAGCTTGTTGCTGTATTAAATTATGCAGTTAAATATTATAACTTACCTTCTAATCCTGCTCATTTGGCAGGTTCTATCGGTAAAAAAAACGCAGATGAAATGAACTTTTGGACATTAGAAGAGTTTAAAAAATTTATTGAATTTGAAAAGAAATCAGAACCTAGACTAGCATTTGAAATTTTATTTTGGACAGGTCTTAGACTAGGGGAGTTGTTAGCTCTTACTCCAAAAGATATTTTCGAAAATAAAATAAGCGTCGAAAAAAGCTACATAAGACTAAATGGAGAGGATATTGTTTCTTCTCCTAAAACTCCTAAAAGTAAACGTGTTGTCCCTATCCCACATTTCTTATATAATAATATAAAAGATTATCTATCTAAGCTATATGACTTAAAAGATAATGAAAGAATATTTAAATTTGCTAAAAGTTATCTTTCTAAAGAGCTAGATAGATGCTGTAAGTTATCTAATGTAAAAAGAATTAGAGTGCATGATTTGAGACATTCTCATGCGTCATTATTGGTAAATATGGATGTAAATATATTAACTATAGCAGAAAGATTGGGGCATGAAAAAGTAGAAACAACTTGGAATACATATTCACATTTATACCCAAATAAGCAACTTGAAGTTGCCCAAAAACTAGATAATTTAAATATATAG